TTATCCTCCTTTCTTCTGAAATTAAAACATCATAGTCATAGACTCGAACATTGATAGATTATCTTGTTCTTGTGATTCTCTGAGTAAATCGGTATCAAATTGTGATATAATAAAATTGGCATAGGAAACTGAACTATACCTATCCTTCCTGGCCCCTGGACGTTCACTTAATTTAACTATACCATTATTCAATACCATATCCAAACCAACACATTCAGATATTAATAGTCCAGTTTGAACATATGGAGACATAAAAAACGAGTATGAATTATCTTCACCATTTTTCATAAATTCTTTTTGAGATTTTATTAAAAAAGTTTCTGCATCCCCATCTGGGATTAAGAAATTCCACATTTTCTTTTGAAGTGAAGTTCTAAACATAACTGCTATCTGAGAATTTAATGTTGCTGAAGCCGCAATTGGGAAAATAACAGGCATAGCATTCATACCCAATGTTCTACCTTCTAACTCTTCCCTTAATTTCTCTTCAACAAAATCAAATTCTCTGCCAACAACACCCATTGGAGGAAAGTTTATTCCTCTTTCATCACTTGGAGTCACTTGAGAAAGATTATCATATATGGAAATCCCTATATTCTGAATATCTAAAACTATATAGTCCGCTTCAAAATCATGATAAATTTCTTTTATCCTTTTTGATTGAATACCGGTATGCTCTCCCTTATGTGATTCTGCGTACAACAAAGAACGTTCCATTCCTTTTCCAATCATAGGTATACAACGAATACAACTAATAATTGTATTATCGTTCTTTTTTCCCGCCCTAGAAGCTACGTCCACGCTAATAAAACGAATCTCGCCATCTGTTTTTGGTATTGCATATGGATTCTTCTTGTCTGAATAAGTTTCATCCCTTTGTGGATAAAATGCTCTTTTTATATTTCTAGGAAATTGAGATGTTTTAAAGTACGACTTAGAAGATGTCCCAGAGGGTATATTCAGATACTCAAGCTGTATGGTCACTTCGTCCATGTCCGACATTTCATTTTTAATTGTTTCTACGGTCTTTATACCGTGACGAATCGAAATTAAATAATCCAGAGCCATAAAATTAGCAGTATCATCACCAGAAACCATTCTTTTTATACAAGTTTTTACATACTCCCACCAATATTCTGTTGTATACCAACATGAAGTTATATAGGAGATAACACCTTCTTCAACTAGAAGAGGGTCATTCTCATATAATGGATTGGATTTGTATGGAGGCATTCTTGATGTTAAAAATGGTTTTATGACTTGTTCAAGAATATCTTTTCCTAAAAGCCTCGCTTCTTCCACAATTATAAAGTTTGATCTGTGACCTCTCGCACTTTCAGAACCAGGAACAACTAAAATTGTACTTCCATTTCTAAATACACATTCACTTACATTCGAATTCGTTATTATAGATTTTATTTCTCTTTTCACATTTGGGTGGTTATCATACAAAGATTGCATCTTTTCTTTTAAAATAATTCCGCCCTGAGATAAAGTTTTCGCCACGACAGTTATTTTGCTGTTTGGATAAAGAACTGCCAATGTTAAACTCCACACAGCAAGCAACCATGTTTTTGCAGAAGCGCGAGATGCTACAATATAAGCCAAATTGCTTCGTTGTAAGATCCAAATCCACAAAACTTGGTATGGAAACAATTTTATACCAAAATAATCCTCGACAAATCTATGTGGATTACGCCTATAAAACGTAATCCACAATTTATATTTTTCCTTTTTTGCTTCCTCAATATCTTGATGCTTCACCATACTTTGAGGTTTTTTGAAAATATCTTGAGATTGGACCCTTTTAGAAAAGTCATCTTTAAATACTTGGGATTTCCCCGCCATTTTTAGATTCCTCCTCTATTGTTGAAGGTGAATATTTATCAAAATCATCATATTCATCATCATTATCATCAGTTGCTTCGACATTGAAATCCCTAGAACCAGTAACAAAATTCTTCAATGGTCTTCGTATATATTTCTCAAAATACGCGGATATGTTATCGAAGTCCTTGAACAACTTGCGATCCTTATAAAAATCTGCCGGTTCGGTTTCTTCAATTTGCTTTATAATTAAACCAAACGAATCACTTTTTTGACCCGCTGAAGCCATGTTCGCTTTTGCAGGATCAACAGAACAAGTTTTCATAAGATTTTGTTTCTCTTTAATTAAATCACTTGTAGACCCACCTTCAACTCTGGCATTTCTAATTTGCAATTCTATGTAACAAAGTTCTTTTAAAAGTGAAACTTGTGCATAAGTATCAGATAAATGTGTTGCTTTCCAACGTGCTAATTCTTCTTCCAAGAAACAAAATTGGTCATATGTGAAATTAGATCCCCAAAACTTTTTTAAATTTATCGTATCACTTCCAAAAGCATCATCGTCAATCGGTTCTGGCTGATTTTGTCCTGTTGGTTCTCTAAAAATTAGATCACTAGGATCTGTTGCTTTATCTTTAACAAATCCCGCTTCACTCTTAATTGCAAGTTTTCCCCTATAATATCCAGGAAAAGATGGATCGTCTGGAGATTTTCCATTTGTAGCAAATTGTTTCAATGCACTTTCTAACGTTTTCTCTTTGTATGCCCAATTTATAATTCTACACAATCTTAGCATTGCACGAGAAACATCATGCTCAATTTGATAGTATCTTGAGTATAAATCAATAACGCAATCTTTGCATATACTCATATACAGGTTACGGTCTATCAATAAATCTGTAGCCTTAAAAAAGTTAGAAACTTTTTTATTTTGCATACACATTCGGCAATAACAAAACTCAAGAAAGGTTTCCCCTTCTTGAGTTTCTATGGTTGTTATATTGGTTGTTTTTGATATTGATTTATTTTTATTTTGTTTTAATCTCTTATCATTCGGATTTAATTGATTTGATGGGGGTTTCCCATTTTTCCATCCAGAAGGAGGCATATCATTCACCTCCATTTTCGTTATAATATTTCTCAGGAAAATTTAATGGATTTGGAAGATTGTGTTTAAAAACATAATCATCGTATACTTGCGCAGCCTCTAATTCTGTTTTATATCTTCCTAATCTTTTAGATTTCTTTTCAGTTCTTACAATTGAAGCCCAATTTTTACAAACTTTATCATAACTGACTCCAAAAAATTCAGATGTGGCATTACTTCTTTTTATTCCCCAAAATGGATGATTTGTTTCAGATTTTGATTTAGATAAGTTTTCTCTAGATTCTTCAGATCTTACCTTACCTTTTTGAGAATTAGACATTCTTTGCCTAGTTACATCTAAAACCGGAATACCAAATCTTGGATTTTTATCACCCTTATTTAGTAAAGACATTTTCTGTCTAGTTTCATCACAAATTTCTTTTCCCTCTCCACCACCAGAATCTAAGTTATATCCAAACTTTCCATTATAGCCAAATGTTTTATATTCATTAATCCAAAATCTTTCTTCGTAATTCAATTCTTCAAAAATACATTGTTTTATAATTAAAAATTCAAAATTTTCTTCTCCATGTTTATTCCATGACCATTGAAGATATTCATTCTTATGCCTGTTGTTTCTTAAACTAGATATATGATCGTACCATCTGCCATAAATATCTTGGCTTTTACCAATATATCTCTTGTCATTAACAATATTCCTAATACAATAAATACCACAAATAATTTCTCTCGCCACTTTTACTTCTCCTTGCCCCATAAAATAAACAACAGGAAGTGGGAGCGCACTTGTCAATTCGAGAGCAACCAAGAATCTATCCTGTTATTTTGAGCCTCGTACAAAGAATCGAACTTGTACTTTACACTTACAATGCGTATACTCTGCCATTGAGTTAACGAGGCGTTTTATTACTACCAATAAATATTTGAATGCCGTCCTTATTTTGGTTGGATGACGGCTACCAACATTATTTGGAAGCTGACCATATTTTGGTTCCATATCAGCGAGGAACATTATTTGAAACTTGTCTTACATTTGTGATAGTCCTTTTATACCCCCGTATGACTATTAACGGTATAGATTTGGAATATGCCATTTATTGCTCCCATGCATATGAGGGATTTAGATTTGTCTATGATATAATCATATCATAATTAATTCACATTGTCAATACCCAATTTATTGAAGTAATGCCGCCAAAGCAGCGGTTTCACTTCTTTCAGTTTTTACCAAATTTACACAACCATATAGTTTATTACCGAATAATCTGGAATTCAATCTTTCAAGCCCAGAATTTTTCTCGAAAACAACTTTGTCCGTCTGTTGTGTGTCACCCAAAAACATAATAACACTATCTTTACCAACTCTGGAAACTAACAACGCAACATGTTCACCAGTTAGATTCTCGCATTCGTCCACAATAATTATTGAGTTTTCAAACGATCTTCCCCTGGCATACCCAAGATGCAAAAGTTCCAATTTTCCATCATCAATCATTCTAAATAGTTCGGTTGAAGATCCAAGCAAATCTGCGGCTGGCATAGCAAACGGAAGCAGTTTTTCATTTGCCCCTGCGGGTAATGCACCCAAAGAAACGGTATTTTGAACTTCAATATTATTACGAACCATGATAATTTTTCGATAAGTTGACTTACCCTTTTCAATAGAATCAATTGCGTAAGTCAAAGCGCAATAATTTTTCCCTCCGCCCGCAATGCCTACAATTTGCTTTACAGTAATAGACTCATCTTGTAAAAGATCAAATAGCGCACATTGCTCTTCGTTTACGGGTTTTACTTTTCCGAAACGATAATTCTCTAAATTCTTGAATTTGAGAGGTATAAACTCAGAACCATTCCATTTCTTTTTATCAACAATTTCACCATCCGAATTTTTAATGAATAGATACTGATTTGTAACAGCATCAACCTTCATTCTACCTTCATAAAATGCGGCTAATTCTTCGTTCGTCAATGTGATGGTTTTGATTCCTGAATTCAAAATTACCTCCTTTTATTACAAAAACATAAAACTTAATAAAATTCTTCTTTTATAAATCATTGCAACAATATACCAATTAAGATATATTGTTGTAATGAAACTCTAAATTTATCGATTAAAACATAAACTGTGCAGTCTTCTTTTCCTTACTCAACAAATTTAACTTACTTCTAAAAATTGCCTTACACTCACATCTATATGAATGAAACTTACCATTAGGAGAATAAACATAACCATTCTCTTTAAAATTCGTACTTCTGCAATATGGACATACTCGCTCATCCACATCACCCCAAACACCCATGTTGTAAAAATTAGGAATGTATGGAACCATAGCGTTATACAAATCTTCGAGAATAACAATATCATTAATATTATAATCTTGCATCTTCTTTAATGCTTTCTTATCACCATTATAACAATCTATCCATAACTGAAAATCTGTGTCTGATTTCCCACTATTCAATCCAAGATAACGAACAATATAATCCAAACGATTAGATTCGAACTTAAATGTTCGTCTTGCAATAGCACAAGTATCAATATTTCGAAACTTACCAGGAAGACCCAATTTATCCTTTAAGAAAAACGTATTGACCATAGGCAAATCAAAGTTGATCCCGTTATGGCTGATTGTGAAATCTGC